ACCAGGCCCGAGGCCGGCGCATTTCCGCGGCCATCAGCGCCTGCACGGAAACGGGCACCTCGAGAGAGATCCGGCCGCCGCCGCTCTCCCAGCTCGGCCGAGCCAGCGAATCATCGGTGAGCTGCCAAATTTTTCCGCTGTCGCCGAGCGCACGAATCCGGCCGGCTCGCGCGAGGGCGCTCGCCTCCTGCCGGGTCATGCGATGGAATTTTTCGGAATGAAGGAGCGGCGGCGTGAGATCGGCTGCGGTGAACCCGCGCGGGACCAGGATGTGTTTTTTCGCGGACACGTGTTTCGGAAGGAAAGAATTCCCTAGCTAGCTGGACGGGTGGCCGCTAAGGAGAAGCCTGCACGTTTTTCGGGACGCGCTCCCGCGGACGGCCGCAGAACTCCATCCACGATACGACGGGCCGCATTTTGCCGAACCGGGTATTTAGGCCGCGTGTTTCCAATCGGTTCACGGAAAGAAGGACAGGGCGTCGCGCCTGTACCGGCGTACAGGCGGCCTATCGCCAGCCCTGCACCCAGCTCGAGCCTCTGTTGGGCCTTTGCGGCGCCGCGCCGGACGGTCCGCCCTGGCCTCCCGATCCGCCGGGCTTAGGGTCAGGAGGCTTCCTCAGCGCCTCGGCCAGCTCGCCGAGCTTGCGGATCGTGGCCTGGCCGAGGACGTAAAGCGCGGCCAGCGCATAGACCTCGAGGTCCAGCGCCTCGTTGCGCGCCCGCGTCTTGATGTATTCCCGCACCGTGCCCTGGCCCTTTTTGTAGCGCCGCACGGCTTTCTCCGCGGTGAGCTGCGCGAGGTACTCATCCTCGACGAAATTGGGCAGGTGCAGGTAGCCCGGGCCCGGCGACGGGATCTTCAGCCTCGCGAAGATGCGGTCTTTGGCCGTGTCCGTGCCGATGGTGAAAAGCTTCACGCGGTAGCGGTTGTTCACCGAGAACTTGCCGACGATCTCCTTGCCGGCCTCGCTCGATCCCTTCAGCGCGAAAATCCGGCGCGCCTGGCGCGCGGCCACGAAACGATAGACGGAATCCGTGTGCTGGCCGCCCGAATCGACCATCACGCTCGAGATCTTCACCTTTTGCCCGCTGGCCGTTTCCCAGGCGGAGAGCAGGAAGGTGTCCGTCTCGTTCCAGACGTCTTCCTGGCCGGGGTCGCCGAAGATCTGCTGGTAGGCGATGAGCCAGGATTCTTCCTTCGCGCCCCAGCCTTTCACCACGGCCTCGAGGCGGTCGTTCTGCACGTCCACGCTCGCCGTGAGCAGGCCCACGCCCTCGGGCACTTCAGCTTTGTATTCCTCGAGCCGCGACTTCAGCGCGAGCGCCTCAATCGAATCGCCCTGCTCTTCCCACGTCTCGCCGAGGCGCAGGTTCACGAAGGCCTTCAGCTTCTCCGGATTCTTTTCGTGATTGGCTTCGGCCCATTCCTGCGCGAGCGCGGCCCAGTTGTCGCGCCAGGGCGAATAGAGCGCGTTCAGGTGGAAGCCGGCGATCGGCCGGTCCGGGAATTCCGCGATCCACTCGCCGGCGTTGAGCATCTGCTGTTTGAAGCGCTCCGGGATCTTCGCGCTGCATTTCGCGCACACGAACGCCACGGAATCCGGCCGCACCTGGCCGTTGGGCTGGAGCTCGTAGTAAAGGCGGTACTGCTTGGTTGCGGGATCGCGCCACCAGAGCACCTGGCTGTGCTGGCACGCCGGGCAGGGCACGTGGAAGCGGCGCTTGTCGCTGCGCTCGAATTCGCGCTCCACGGGCGAGATGCCCTTCGGCTTCGCCGGTGTCGACCCCCGCACGATCTTGAAATCCGCGAAAGCGTCCGTGCGGCGCGTGGCGATGGCCTGCGGATCGCCCTCGCCCTCGACGTCGAGCGGATAGCCGTCGATTTCATCCAGCAGCACCACCGGCACGGGATCGGAGCGCAGGCCGGCGCCGGAATTCGCGCCGGTGAGCTTCAGGAAGCCGCCGGGAAATTCCTTCAGCGCGAGCGTGTTGCCGGCGCGGCGGGCGGTGGGGTCCTTGATCTTCGCGCGCAGGGCCGGGCACGCCTGGATCATCGGCGTGATCCGCTTCTTCCCGTAGTCCTTGGCGTTGTCGATGGTGGGCTGCACCATCATGATCGGCTTGGGATCGACGTCGATGAAATACGCCACGATGTTGTTCAGCACCGCGTCCGAGTAGCCCACCTGGGTCGATTTCTGCACCACGATCTCGTGGACGTTCGGGTCGAGGACCACGTCCATCATTTCGATCTGGAACTTTTCGGGCCTGAACGGTCCGGGCCGCGGGCTCGTCCCTTTCGGCATCACGCGGTTGCGCGTGGCCCATTCGCTCACGCTGAGGTCCGCCGGCGGCTCGTAGTGCTTCCAGGAGCGCGCCACCGCCGCGCGGAAATTCGCCGCAGCCGATTCGTGCGTCGCGAGCTCAGGCATTGTTCATAGGCCGCGGTTGAAATGGCTCGGCTGGCTGGACGAAAAAGCTCAGAGCCTTCATACGTGGCGCGAGCCGCGCGTGCATGAGATCGGCGATGCGCTGTGCCTTCGGCCGCAGGTCCTCTCCCTCGGCAAAGATCATTCCCTCGGGATCCTCGCGATAATCCCAGACGCGGAGCGTGTTCGTCTCCATGTCTAGCTCCAACGCCAGGCCGAGCGGATGGAAGAATCGACGATTGGCCTCCTGCAGATAGCCCTCGTCGCGGAAGGTCGTCAGGTCTAAAGGGTTCCGGGTCGTTGCACCGAGATACTTGATCTTTTCAGCCATTCGTCTCTCCTTTGCTCGCAAGCTGCACGAGCGCTTCCTTCAGCGCCTTCTCGATCTTCGCCTGGGCCATCACGCGCGACGTCTCGCCCAGGAGCTCCGGCGCAAGGCGCGCCGGCACGGACATGATGCGCGCCTTCGTGGTGAGCACCAGGTCCGTCATTTCCCTCTCGACGTCGTCGATCGCTACGAGCTGGCCGCGCCTCTGCGCGAGATCGATCTCCTTCAGGTCCGCGGCCGCGCGCATGTTGCGCACCTTCTCCTGCTGCTCGGTCGCGAACGCGCCCGGCTCGAGCGGGATCGCCTTCTTCTCGATCGCCGCCTGCAGGTAGCGGATGTACCACTGCGCGCATTTCTCGCGATCGTATTTCCCGCGCAGCTCGCGCGGCAGGCCTTCGGCGACGAGCTGGTGCACGCGCTGCTTCGTCAGATTGAAAAACGCCGCGAGCTTTTCCGCGTTCACGATCGCGGGTTTTGTGGCCGGGACTTCGCGTTTGCGCTTTTTCACGAAAGTAAAGTCAAGTCCATCCGCAGCCCTCAGTCGCTGGTCACAAATCGCGGACGCCGTCACCCGCAAACCGGCCGGCGGCCGGGAAGGACCCGCGCCAGCGGTTTCGCTTTTTCTTCCTTTTAGCGGGATAAATGCGCAGCGCGCGCGCGGATTTCCTTTTCGAATTCCTCTGTGAAGATCGCGGCGAATCGCTGCGAGATCACGGCGAGCATCGCCTCGCGCAAATGCACGTGCGTCGCGAGCGGCACGCTCGGCTTGAACGCATAAATCTCCACCGTGTCGCTCTGGTCGACGGTGATCAGCCTCTTCGACGCGCGGTCCCACTTGCGTCCGCCGGCAGCGAGCCGCTCGAACACTCCAACGCCGGGCACGACGTACGTGGATTTCCTTCCTTTGCGATTCACGAGCTTCAGGTTCGTGTAGCGCAGCGACGCCGGCACGCTTTGCGGAAACGACGGTCGCGCCGGCGAGCCCGTCAGCGGCACGGCGACGCCCTCGCCGCCCGATCCGGTTTTCTCGCCGCTTTGCCCGGATTCGAGAAAGCCGAGAATCAGCGGCGAGCCTTGCACGTTCCGATCGACGCCGATCACCGCCGTCAGATTGCCTACGCGCGAGTACTGCAGAATCCTGATTCGCTTCAAAATGAAGTTCTTGCGGATCTGCAGTCGTTCGCCGGCTTCTCGCTGCGCCGCCGCCACGGCTTCTTTCGCAGTGCGAGTGATCGCGGCATTCGTCGCATAAGGAAGCTGGCGCAGCACTTCCGCCGTGAGCCGCACAAGCGAGTCCATTTGGACTTCTACCTTGATGTGCACGTGTCCATCTTGGGGCATTCTAGCAGGACGGGGAACGTCATCCGATCACGCTTTTCCGATCTAGTCACTACCCAGGCGTGGCACAATTCGGAGCAGGATCGGGGCGCCGAAAAGCAAGGGGAAGGCAGAGACTGCATCCCGCGACAAAAACGTTTCTGGCGCTGCGGATAGCGGTGAATCGAGAAGAGGAGGAACTCGGGCAGTTTCTTTCGCGGACCCCGATCCGTTTTTTTCAGCAGACCCCGCACCAGCCGAGCCGGACTCGAATAAACCTTTGCGTTCGCGGATCGATGCCCATCCGTTCGATTTCGCTCACAGCGCGAAGCCGATTGCACAGCTCGCATTTTCCCGCGCGCCTCGCGGCGTTCGCGTGCGGCAGGAGCTCGCGGATGAACTGCGCCACGGTTTGCGGCGCTGGATGCGCCTCGCGGGCGGTCGCGGCCACGCGGTCGGCCTCGCGCTTCAGTTTCGCGTCGCACGCGGCGCAGATCTCGATGCTTTCCCTGTCGGGCGATCCCATTCCGCCCGAAATCCGGATCTCGGCGCCGCACTCGGAGCAGATGATCCGCGTCACGTGACTACAATTCCGAGCTTGCAGAGCAGCTCGAGCAGCGCGTCTTGCGGATCGCGACCGCCGTAAACGGCGTCGGCGCAGTGCCCGCTCGGATCTTCTTCGCCCGTGATTTCGCGAGCCGCGGCCACGATTCGTCCCACTCTAGCGACGATTCGTCCCACTCTAGCGACGATTCGTCCCACTCTAGCGACATTTCCCGCTGCGCCACAGTCAGGCAGGCCCAGCAGCTCCAGTCTCTGGCTTTCGGTGATCGTCTTTTGTGGTGCGTCCATTTTCCCCTCCTCAGTTCCCCGCGATCGCAATCTCGCGCCGCCGGCGTTCCACGGCCGCACGCACAATTCCGAGGAACGATTCCGGAAACCGGCTCGCTTCGGGGGCGGCCAGGAAGCAGGCCGCGCACACGATCTCGCTCTGCGGGGCGACGGCGACGTCCGCGGCGTGCACGGCAACTTCCGCCTGGCAGCGCGTGCAGCGCGCCTTGCGGCATCCGCTGCAGCAGGCGCCGCGCCACCAGCCGGCCACGATCAGAATCACAGCTTCCTCATCTGCGTCTCCGGATCGGAAACGAACACTCGCATCGAGGCCAATCCCGGCGTGATCGAGGAGCTTCCTCTCCTCGCGCGTGTTGTCGTGATGCACGCCTCGCCGGCGCTGCCGTTCCCGGAGACGAAAACGTGATCGGAGTCGCTCATTGAATCCAATGTTCCGATAACGACGAGTTTCGCGGCATCGTATGCCTTTTGCTCGCCCTCAATAGAGAACTTCTGGTTCTGTTTTTCGATCTCCCGGCGTACTGCCTTCGTTTTTCCGTGAAATGCAAAACTCCAGGTCATTTTTTGATCCTCCTCCTCGTTTGTGATTTGTACAGCTCGAATTCACGCCACCCGGCGTGGCGGGCAGTCGTGCGGCCACACCAGCGGGTACCGCTTCGGCTCGATCTCAGGCATCAGCCAGTCTCCGCGTCTTTGTTCGGCGCCGTCTTCGCCTCTGCCAGCATGCTGATGCGGCGCGTCTCGACAAGTTTGTAAGTCCCGACGAGTACGCTCTCTCCCGGCTCCGCGAGGTTGTAGCTGTTCGGGTCAGCCGCGAAGACGGGCTTGGCCGCCGCGCCTCCCTCGATGGCCGCGCACACGATCTCGCTCTGCGGGGCGACGGCGACGTCCGCGGCGTGCACGGCAACTTCCGCCGGGCAGCGCGTGCAGCGCGCCTTGCGGCATCCGCTGCAGCAGGCGCCGCGCCACCAGCCGGCCACGATCAGAATCACAGCTTCCTCATCTGCGTCTCCGGATCGGAAACGAACACTTCCTCGCGCGTGTTGTCGATCTTCACCACGGGCCGGCTTTCGCCCTGGAAGTAGAATTCGCGGTCGGCGATGTAGGTGCCCGAATAGCCGGCCCAGCGATGGCCGCCGCAAAGCTTCACGCGGTCGCCGATCTTCGGCTCGCCGAAACCGGGGCTGTCTTCCGGGCGGGGATTGTTTGAATTGCTCTCCATTGCTCGCTTTTTTGGGGAATTATGAGTCCCTAGGGAAGCCCCGCACGTTGCTGTCTCTCTTCGTGTTCTTGGGCATCCTCGTACATTTCTTCGAGCAGACGGCAGCGATCACAGACTTCTGTAATTCCTCCGTGGCATACATCACAAGATTCTAAGTCGCTTAGATCGTCTATTCCGCCCGCATATCGTCCGAGACTGTCGTAATTGCGCCAGACGTTTCCAGTGCCACCGCATTCCCCGCACCTAACACAAGTGCATGGCTCCTTGGCAACAGCGCCGTAATCGGATTTCGAGTACAAATCGCTCATGGTATTTCCTTTCTTTTCTTGCGGGAGTCATCTATAATTCCCCTTTTTTGCCCCTCAGCCTTTCTGTGTTGGATCTCCCCGCCCGAAACTTTTCACTCGACGAACATCCAGTCCGCCGCTTTGGCCGTTTTCGGCCGCGGCCGCTCGATCATCTCCATCGAAGTGAGCGCGGCAAGGTAGCGCTCGAACGTGCTGCTTCCGTGCGCCTTCCCGCTTCGCGCGCCGATTTCCTCGATCGGCAGCGCTTCGGGATGGGCGCTGATCAAGACCCTCATGATTTCGGCCTGATATGGATTGGTCAGCGCGCACGCGCGCTCCTGGATCTCCTGCGAGGAAAGCGGCGCCGGGCTGGCGCTCGCGCGGGCGCGGCCTTCCTCGGTCAGCCGCAAGCGATTCGGCTTGGGATAATCCACGAAGCCGGCCGACCGCAACCTTGCCGCATATCGCTCGAACGTGCTCGATGCGCTGCTTTTGCCGGCGGCAGCTCCCACCAGCGGCCACGAAGGTTCGGTTTGGCCGATCGCCTCGAGATCCGCGAGCGCGTTCAAAATATCCTGCTGGTACGGCGTAAGGTCGCCATTGTCGACGGCGGCCGGCGGGCGAGCTGGGCGCGGCGCGGGGATCGGCGCGCGGACCGTGACGGGCTCGTTTCTCGTCACGTCGAGATCGATCTTCACTTCCTCCGTTTCGAGGGTTTTTTTCATGCGCAGCAACAGGCGATTCGCGTCCGCCTTGAGCTGATCGAATTCGCGTTGCCTGCCCGCGAGGCTCTGTTTTGCGAGCCGGGCGATTTCCTTGGCCGTGGCTTCGAGAGCCTGCTGAATCTGTTCCGGCTTCAGCGCCGTATCCTCGAAACCGATCGCGTTCACCTTCACGATGATTTTCACGGCCTCTTCCAGGAGCACGCGAAACGGAGCGAATTTCTTAGCCGCGGCCGCCGCAGCACGCTCGATCGCCTTCGGATCGGCCACGCGCACCTCCTGCGTTTTCGCCGGCGCCGTGCGCAACTGGCTTTTCAGGTCGCGGATTTCGCGCTTGAGCTCGGCCTCGGTTCGCGCCTTTTCTTCCGCCGTCTTCGGCAGATCGGCCAGCTTCGGCAGCATGGCCTGCACTTTTTCCGGCGCGGGAGGCGGCTCGGCTGCATGCTTCGCGCTGCCCGCTTCCGGATGCGTCGTCTCCACCGGGCCCACTTTCACCAGGATCCGCTCCTGCGATATCGCCGGGCCCAGGGCGTAGAAGCTGCCGCGCTCGAGCAGCTTGATCTCGTCGAAGAATTTGTGCTGATCCTTGCCGTATACGCCCAGGGCGTCGGCCGCGCGTTTGCGGTCGATATCGATGAACGTGCCTCCGATCATCACGTTCAGCAGCTCGGCGGCGAGATCCTTGCGCAACTTTCCCAGCCTCTGCGTGGCCACGATCAGCGCGAATCCGCGTTTGCGGCCGCGCGTGCCCAGGCCGATCACCGCTTCGGCGGCCACGGATTCGCCGGAACCTTTTTCCGGGCAGAAGGTATGCGCCTCGTCGACGATGATCACGCACGGATGCCACAGGTTCTTCGGTGCGTCGATCAGCGCTTCCGCGAATCTCTGCACCCACTCGTGCCGCGCCGCCGGCTTCATTTCGTAGAGATCGCAAACGGCCGAGGCGCGCAGCTCGAGCAGCTTGTGCGCCACGAGAGCTGCGGAGCGGGGATCCGCCGGCGTCTCGCCCCCTTTGCCGACGAGCACGTAGCCGAACTTTTCTCGCAGCGTTGCGAATTCGCCCTCGGGATCGATCAGAATCACCTGCACTTTCCCGAAGAGCTGCTCCGCCATCCTCCGGATGAGCCAGGATTTTCCCTTGCCGCTGTTCGCCTGGACGAGCATGCGCGATCGCAGCAGCGCGTCGACGTCGAGCTTCGCGTCGCGCTTCCCGGCCCGGCCGATGACGATCTTGCTCATGCAGCCGCCGCGGCCGTTTCCTCGCGCTCGAGAATCACTAGGAAATGTGTGTCGGTAACCGTCACCATCGTCCAGGTCGCCATGGCGGACGTGCAATAGACGCTGGCGAATTTGAGGGTGTAGCCGTGCTCGGCGCAGCCGTTCAGCGTGGCTTCGAGCGTGATCGCGGCCTCGGCGGCCGGAACCTTGAGAACTTTGTAGTGCTTCTTCATGCTTTCCTCCTCAAAAGAGCTTTCCCTGCTTGGGCTGCGGCGTGTCCACGCGCGCGGCGTAGCTTTTGCTTTTCCGCGCACCCGCTGCAGATTCCCACTCCTGCCTCCTGATCGACAGCCGCCCATGCGCACGGCCCTGCCGGCGTGATGCATGGCGCATCTTCCGTGCAGCCGCAGGCGATGCATACGGGCCCGATCTCCTGGATCTGCACCTGCCGCAGCTCGCGCGCGGGCCGGGCCATTAGTTCGTCCCCGCCGCCGGCTGCGTTTCGCGCCGGAGGAATTCCCTGGCGATTTTCTCCGCGGCGCTGTCCGCGATCTTCTCGCACAGCTCCCTGCCTTTCACGGAGTCGACGAGAAGCATCCCGCACGCGCGCCACATTCCGGCCGCGAATCCCGCGGAGCCCGCCGCCGCAGCGATCAGCAGCGCGTCCAGCCAGCCCATCAGGCGCGCCGGCCGGCCGCGGCCTCGGTCTTTCGCGGCGAGTACAGAGGATCGGCCGCGTGAATTCCTTCACCCGGAGGCGTTCCGCCTTTCGGCTTAGCCGCTGGCAGCTTCGGCGCTGCCGGCTCCTCGCCCGCTATCTCGCGGATGAGGCTTCCCGACACCTGGCCGCCGAGCGCGTTGATCACGCGCACTTGCAGCGTGTACGAATTGATCAGCGTCTGCGCGACGCCCGCCACCGCCTTTGCTTCGGCCGCCTTCACCTTTCCGGCCCGCACCCCTCGCAGCGTCTCCAGCAGCGTTTCCCGCACCTCGCCCATCATGTTGTTCGCCATCGTCCTCGCTCCTCCGCAGCTTCCGCTTCAAGGCCCCCAGCGCCACCACCGCCATCTTCACGTCCGACGGATATAGCCGATGAATGGAATTCCGCAGCAGATTCTCCCGCCGCGTGATCAGCTCGAGATTTTCCAGTGCGCAGTTTTTGCGGTCGCCGTCCTTGAAGATCAGCGCGTGCGTGCGGCAATTCACCGGCGGATTCCCCGCGTCCTCCCATAGCTGTGGTGCAGGGCCTTCCAATTCGGCGAGCTGCCGCCTTTCCGGTCCGGCGGCTCGGGCGCGTCCGAGATTTTCACGTACGCGTAGCCATCCATGATCCCCGTGCTGCCAACCGGCAGCCGGTTATGCGGCCGTTGGCCTTTTTTGAATTGCGTCTCGCGCATCCGCCCGCGGCCGATCGAATAGCCCGGACGCCGCAGCCCTTTGTTCGGCGGAACGGCGCCTTTCGGGATCCGGTGCGCGATCGCGTTCGGATGCTGCGCGCCGATTGATCCTCCCAGCACAGCCCGCGCGTGCCGCTGCGCCGCCGTGAGTTTCAGGCCGAGCCGGTCGGCGCGATTCCGTACAGACGACACGGCTCGCCCCAGCCGCTCCGCGAGCTCCGGCGCGGTCAATCGTGCGAATCCTTCGCGCAGCATGCGATCCTCCTCCGCGGTCCACGGTTTTCCGTTCATCACATCGCCTTTAGCCGGCCGAGCGAGCGCGCCATCCTAGCCAGCCTTCTCAAACCTGCAGCCGATTCGGTCGAGCTCGGCATAGAGCAGAGCGATCCGCTGTTCTGTGCCGCTCGTGTCATAGCTGGGCCCGGCTCCAACGATCGTCGCCCGCAGGTACTCGATTTCGCCGAGGATTCGTTTGGCTTTGGCATTCAATTTCCACAGATTGCCCCGCGCTGTTTCCGCGCGGAAGGGTTTAGGTTTTCGGTCTTCCCCAGTAGTTCGGACTTCTCGTCTCAGTGGGAGACTGCCCGGTCTCTCACTGAGACGGCTCTCCTCAGTTTTTTCACAGCTTTCCCACAGGTTATTCGCAGAGGAGAAGAGAAGCCCCTGCTGCTGGAGAAGCCGGTACTTTTTGACCTCCACGCCGTGCTCGCGCTCGATCTTCGTCTCGAGCGCCACGCGGTCCTCGAGCCATCGCAGCGCCCGGAAGACCGTCGCCCGCGAGAGGCCGCTGAGGCGGGAGATTCGCTCCGGAGACGGCCACGCCCAGCCTTCGGCGTTCGCGTGCCGCTTGATGACGAGTGCGACCAACTTTTCGTTTGCCGGCCAATTCTCATCGACGATCCAGTGCCAGGGATTCGGCGTCATGAACGCTCCGGAAAAAAAATTTCGGGCGGCCAGCTATAGGCGAAGCCGCCCGACGCCGGTGTGTTTCATCTTCCCTGTTTCACGCGGGATCTCCCCGCGCACCATGCACCGAGGAACTTTTCGGCGCGGAGCCAGAGTATCCCGCGCCGCTTTTCACCGCGGCGGCTCAGGGCGGCGCGGGCCGTCTCCCTTTGGGCGGCTCGCGCTGTAAGCGCGCAGCGGATTCAAGATCGAAAAGGTCAGCGGCGGCTGCGCCGCCCGGCCGCGGCCTCGAGCGCGCGGCGAAAATCCTCGTTCGCGGAGGCCTCCGGATCGCCGATCCAGACGAGCTCGTAGCCCGCGGGATAGCGCCGGCCGTAGATATCTTCCTTGCGCGAAAGGTCCGCGCGCAGCCATTCGGCCGTCGAGGAGATGTGCGCGGCCAGCATCGTGCCGTCCTCGGCGATTGCCGCGCCGGCCAGGTCCGGCGCCCAGGCGGTGGTCGACGAGATCACCAGGAAAATCTTGGGCTTCGCGGTTGCGTTCATGCCGCGTCCTCCTTTCGCCGGCCGAAGCGCAAAGCATGCTGCGCGCCGCGGTTCACCGTCTTGCCCTGCTGCTTCGGCGGCCAGATGGGGCCAACATCGCGCTTCGCGAAGCGCTCGATCTCCGTTGCGTGGATCAGCACGCGGCGTCCCTTGCGCGTCACGCGCAGCATCCCGCGGCCGATCGCCACCTTCAGCGTGGAGCGCGAAAGCGAAAGCATCGCGGCCGCCTCATCCAGCGAATAAAGGATTTTCGGCGCCGGCTCCATCAGGCCTGCCTCCGCTTCATAAACTCGCGAATCTTCGCCGCCGTCATCCGGCCCGGCTGGCGCAGGCCCCGCTCGATCCGGGAAAGCGCCGTGGGATCCATCTCGATCGCCTTGGCCGCGTCGCGCAGCGAAACGTTGCGCCGCAGGCGGAAATCGAAAAGCCGCCGTCCCAGCCCCCGCTGCGACCGCGCTGTCTGTGTGGGCTTGCTGGTGCGCATAGTCCCGCTACCATACATCAGAGTTTCCTATTGTCAAGCGCTGGCTACAGCGGCTACAGTCTGTGGGCTGTGAATTTCACAGGGACTGTGGAAAACCGATGCCCAACCCCAGGACGAGCTCCAGAGCGCAGAGCACGCTGCCACTTAGCTTCCGCGTGGCCTCCGATCAGCTCGACGATATCGACCGCGAAGTAGCCCGCGATCACCGCAAGGAGCGCGTTGCCCTCGTGGAGCCCATCTGGAACTGGGCTTGGCAGGTGTATAAACGCGTGGGCTCGGTGCGCGGGCTCCTCGAGGGAACCACGGTCCGCAGATTGACGGACCGTCTGGATCGCGAAACGCAGGAGCAGCTCTACACGGCGCTGGAAACGATCCTCGAACGCGCGCCGGAGGCGGTGGTCGACGAGATCGGCGAGATTCTCACGCAGCGTGCGGGAAAGTATGGGGAGGCGAAGCGGCGATGAAGAAACAGCAGCCGAAGGTGCGGGGAGTTTTCGAGCGCGAGCCCGGATCGGGCGTCTGGTGGATTCACTACTACAACGATGGCAGGCGCCGCCGCGAAAAGATCGGGCCCTACGACATCGCCGTCGAGACGTATTATCTGCGCAAGCGCCAGATCCGCCTCGGCCAGCTCGACGCTCTGCCGCGGCCGCGCGAGCGCGCCATCACCTTCGGCGAGCTCGCGGACCTGGCCATCGCGGATAAGAAGCTGCGCCTGGCGCGCCGCAGCTGGGAAAAAGACGAACAGCGCCTCGGCCCCGTGAAAAGGCTTTGGCGCGATCTGCCGGCGAAGCAGATCGACGGAGCGAGGATCGAGGCGTTTCTCGCCGGGCTGCGCGAGCGAAACCTTTCGGGATCCACGGTGAACCGCTATCGCTCTCTGATTTCGAGCGTCTATTCCTTCGCCGTGCGCGCCGGAAAGCTGGAGGTAAATCCCGTGGCGCGCGTGCGCCGGTTCAAGGAAAGCGAGGCGCGCATCCGCTTCCTGGCGGCGGACGAGGAGGAAGCACTGCGCCAGGCTTTGCGCGCCCAGCCCGATGGCGCGCTGCGCGAGGCGGAGCTCGACCTCGCGCTGCATACCGGGATTCGCCGCGGAGAGCAGTTCGGCCTGCGCTGGGCGGACGTCGACCTCGAGCGCGGAATTTTAACGGTGACGGGCAAAACCGGCCGGCGCTTCGTCCCGGTGAATTCCGCGGCGCGCGCGGCGATCGAAAAGCTCTACGCCGCGTCGAATGGTTCGCGCTTCGTCTGCCCCGGCGCCACGCGCGAGGGTCAAGACGACTGGCGCCGCTGGTTCGAGGACGCGGTCGCGAAAGCCGGCGTTGATAATTTCCGCTGGCACGATCTCCGGCACACGTTCGCCTCGCGCCTGGTGATGGCCGGCGTCCCGCTGCGGCAGGTGCAGAAGTACCTCGGCCACTCGACGATCGTCACGACGGAACGGTACGCGCACCTTTCGCCGGAGCAGGAAAGGGCGAACATCGAGAAGCTCGCCTCGCCTACGGCCACTCAAACGGCCACCGGCGTCGTGCAGTTCCGCGCTGCAAAATCGGCAGGTACAGCGTAATCAGTCCGTTGCCCGGGTGGCGGAATGGCATACGCGGGGGACTTAAAATCCCCTGACGCTCACGCGTCGTGTGGGTTCGACCCCCACCCCGGGCACCATGCTGCTCCTTGAAAACAAACCATTTCGGGCGGCGCGTTTCGCCGTATACCCGGCGTATACCGAATCCAGGCCTCCCGGGCAATTTTGCGACCACTTATTTGCGATGGCTCAGGAGAGGCGTTAGCGTCTTGGTGTCTATGAAATCGCAAAAAATAGACAACAATGATGTGAGCACCTGCTGTTGGCCGAAATCCAGAACGGCATAGTAAGACACGTAGTTCGAACTTGATTGCTGCTCGTGTCAGGCGCGATCGGACGTCTAGGAAGGTCATACAGGTTGAGTCTGGAGGATTCTGACCGTCTACAAAATCACCTACAGCGGTCTAGATGAAAGACGAGAAAGGTCGAACATGTAGTGCTCCCCGCTAAAACCGGACACCTCAGTTAGGTAAGATCAGGGCCTCCAAACAGGAGGCAACATGGGCAGGAAACCACGCGTAGATCGGACCCCCGAAGAGAAGTGGCAGATCGTA